CTAGATCTCCCGAGTCGACACGGCAGCCTGGAATGTCACGGCCGGTGTCTCGCGCCCTGCGTTGACGGCCACTCTCTCGACGATCATCTCGACTACCCTCCTCCTCTCTCTCGGCAGCATCGCGTCCCAGAGGCTCGGGAAGTCGGCGACGGTGGCGGCGACGTGGTCTGGATCCACTTCGATCTCGTGGAGTGCCTCGACCCCCTGCTCGATCTCGGCCCGTCGGGCCTCGTGTGCGGCCACGCGGGCGGTGAGGGCAGGTAGGCGCTCGGGAGGCGTCGCGGCACTTTTCTCCCCGGCGGCCCGGAGCGCCTTCTCGATGGCCCGCTTCTCAGCGGTCAGGGTCTTGCGCTTCTCGCTCAATTGCTGGCGGGCTGACTCGGCTACAGCGGCGACCACGGCGGGGTGGCCGGCCATCTCGGCGATCCGGGCCACGACTTCCGCCTCGATGGCGGGGGCGGAGACGTGCTTCGACGGGCAGGCGGAGCGGCCCTGCTTGAGGGCGCGGGAGCACCTGTAGTAGCGATACACTCGCGGCCCCTTCCGGGCGCAGGAGGGGCTCATCGCGGAGCCGCAGTGGCCGCAGAAGAGCAAGCCGCGGAGTAGGGCGCCCGACTCGTACCGGGCCGCCCGCGTGTGCTCCCCGCCGTTGGCTTCCAGCCTCTCCTGCGTGGCCTGCCAGACGTCGAGCCCGACGATCGCCTCGTGCTCGGCCTTGAACGCCTCCCCGTCGACGACGGTCCGCGCGATGTAGACGGGCGAGGAGAGCACGCGGTGGACGCTCGACTTGCTCCACGCCACGCCGCCCCGTGTCCCGCCATCCCGGGTGGGCGTGGCCTTCGTGGTCCATCCCCGACGGTTCATCTCCTCGGCTGTGTCGATCAGCGACCCGGTCTGAAGGTACAGGGCGAAAGTTTCCTTTACGCGCTGCGCCTCAACCGGCTCGGGGACCAGTTTCCCGGCCACGAGGGCGTAGCCCAGCGGCACGAGCCCGCCCGTCCACCGGCCCTTCTTCCTGGCGGCGACCACGGCGTCCCGGGTGCGCTCGGAGACCAGGCTCCGCTCGAACTCCGAGAACGACATCAGGATCCCGAGCGTCAGCCGCCCGATCGCGCTCTTCGTGTCGAACGACTGGGTGACGCTCACGAGCCGGATCCCGCGGCGGTCGAGCATGGCCACCAGGGCCGCGAAGTCGGCCAGGTTCCTCGACACGCGGTCAAGTTTGTAGGTGATGATCGCGTCCACGCGGTCGGCGGCGACGTCGTCCAGCAGCCGCCGTATCCCCGGCCGCTGGAGCGTGGCTCCGCTGATCCCCTGGTCGACGTAGGTGTCGGGGAGGGCGGTCCAGCCCTCGGCACGGTGGGCCGCGATGAACGACTCGCAGGCCTCCCGCTGGACCGAGATGCTCGCGCTCTCCCCGTTTCCGTTCTCGGAGACGGACTGCCGGGCGTAGACCGCACACCGAACGACGGACGAAGCGACGACGGGCTTATTCCCGTTGCCGCCCGCCCGCCGTATCGGAGGTGCGATCGACATCAGGTCTCCTGACCCTTCTCCCTGGGATGCCGCTCCCCGAACGAGCGCATCCAGTAGCCGTGCACCACGCGAGCGTTCGCGCGGCCGAGTTCGGGATACATCTCCTGCAACGGCACCGATGCCCCCCACATGTTGCACACGCCGCTCTCCCGAAGCGCGTCGAGGAACAGGAGATGTTCCTCCTTCACGCACTCGGGACGCTCGACCCTGGGTGTGTCGGTCATCGGTCCCCTCCTTCCGCGTAGAGGGTCTCGCGTGCCTGCTCGTCGCCCATGAAACTCGCGACTTCGAGGAGGTCGCGGCGCACCTTTTGGAGATCCGCCGTGTAGCACCAGAACTCGGGATGCGCCTCCTGCCTCTTGATGTGTTCATTCAGCGCCTCGGGGAGCCGCTCGACGATCGCCCGGATCTCGCTCTGCAACCGTCGGTACTCGCGGGCGGCGTTCACTTCTTTCCCTTCGGCCGGGCGGGCTTCCCGCCACGCGGCTTCAACCCGAACCACGCGACGCCCGAGACGTGCGACCCCGTGATCTCGTTCGCGAGGGCGCTGAGGCTCTTGAAGAACTTGCCCGCGTACTCGAACCGGTTGCCCTCCATGCAGGTCACCACGACCTTCTTCCCCTTGTAGGTCCGCGTCAGTTTCACTCCGGGCGAGAGCGTCGGGGGCTTCCCACTCGACGGCCCGTCGATCACTTTGCCCGCGACCTCCGCCCTCGCACGCCCGCGCACGCGCTTCGCCTTCTTCTCCTCCGTGGCGGTCGGTGTCGTCGCGCCCTGGGCAACCGGCTTCTCGACCTTCGCCTTCCCCTTCTTCGCGCTCATCTCTCTCTCCTCCTGCGGGCGGTTGGTGTCACTAACCCGCACACCAATTCACGCTCTCTTGGGGGAGACACATCCACTCGAAAGAGAGGGGGAGGAGCAGATTCTTCAAGTCCGCAACCCCCGCTGTGTCCGGGGGTTTCGGCCCCATCCCCGATACGTGCGCTGGCTGTCCCTCGCTAGAGCAAGGTTTCGAACTCGAATGCTCCCTGGAGGCAGAACTCGGCAAGTCTCCGGATTCCCTCCTTATCAGAGGGGGTGAAGCACGTAACGAATACGTCTCGCGGCGCGTCGAAACCGCTCCGACGGAGCTCGCCCGCCGAAGCCCCTTGGCGCGTTTTGGACAGGTATTCGTGGTAGATGTGAGACGCATCCTCTTCTGGGATGTGCGGTAACGCCGCCTTGAGAGCGCGACCAAACTTTTTCGCCTCGGCGGCCGGAATCAGCTTCCGGCAACCCAAGTTCTCGATAGGCTCTGTGGGCAGGTCGGGAAACCCTTCCCACCCAAAGTGCCGCGCGAGCACACACAGAAACGGTCCATACCGGGCATCTATCGCGTGTGCCGCCTGACCATCCCTGCAGAACGCCAAGGTGACGGTCATGATTCCTACCTCCTCTCTGGGTTGCGTTGGTGACGGGGCTCCGCGTGACCGATGGGCGACTGATCAGTTCGCCTTCGGAGACGTAGGTAGCCAAGGGCGAGGAGGGCAGCGAGCACGCGCGTTCTCTCCTCGCGCGAGACCTCCCCGGAGAAGCGAGACAACAAGCCATCGGCAGCGACGGCACGGGGCGCGCGCGCCGCTATCACGGTGCCCCCGTGCTCCGCAGTCCATCTGCCATCTCTCGGAGCCGGCCAAGGATCGCACCCTCGAACGCGGCGGCCGTCTCCCGGTTCATCGGGAAGTGGATCGGGTGCGGGTGGCCGGTCGACGACAACTTCCTCGGGAACGTCAGGTAGAGCCGACCCGTCTCGTCGCGCCGGATCGCGATGTCGTTCAAGATCACGTCCCCGTAACGGCACGCCGCGTAGGCGAGGAGCCCATCACGGGCGTCGGGCACTAGGCGGATCTTCACTTCGGTGATCTCAGTCAACTGCGTCACTCTCCTTCTTGAACACCGTGGAACCTCTCGGCCGGGATCGCCTCGCGCCTCGCGCTCCACCTCCCGAGCGGCGAGTAGGGCGGGACCACTCTCGCGCAGAACGTCTTCTTGATAAGGTGCGCGGCGCGGACCAGCGCGGGCTGGTCCCAGAGGCGCTCGAGTTCACGGAGTTCGTCGGTGAGGTAGGCGACGAGGTCCGGGGGCGCACCCTCGGCGTCCTCGTGGTCCTCCTTGTTGTGGACGAGGAGGATCCGCTCGCCGCCGAGGAGTTCGCACTCGACCGCCTCGAAACGCTGGCTCTCGCCCCCTGCCAGGGCCACACCTTCGGGTTCACCGCCCGGCCTATCCGTTTCTACGGCCATTGCCGTGATACCTCCAGAACTTCTCGAGGAGACACCTCGTCACCGCCTGCGCGTGCCGTCGATCGCCAGCGAAGAACACGCCGATCCGGTACTTCACGGACCACGCCAAGAGCGACTTGATCGCCGACCGCGCGCTCATCCGCGAGAACTCGGGCGCACGCAGGAAGTCCTTCAACGACGCCTCGATCACGATGGCGGGATACTCGAGGCGCGAGAGCCGTTCCATCTCCCGCTCGAAGCGCCCGCGCTTGTGCCCGAGCGAGGAATACGCGTCGGCTTTCGACTTCCGCTCGATCGCGATCCGGTGCTCGTACCCCTCGATCGAGTAATCGCCCGTGGGAAGCGGCCGCACCACGGCAGCCTCGAACGTGTACGGCCGCTGCTCCCTCGAGTCGACCACCACCACCATCGCCGGCGGGCTCTCAGAACGGCGGTTGTTCGTCGTCCCCGCCGCCATCGCCCTCCTCGTCCGCGCTCTCGATGCCGGCGAACGGCACCCGGTTGCGCAGCTTCTCCTTCCCCTCGTCATCCGGGTAGCTCTCGATCTCGACGCTCACGAGGCAGGACTTGCCGACGAGCATCTCGGGCGTGAGATCGATCTCGCCGCTCACGTCTACGCCGAGACGGGCGCAGACATACTTCACGCGCTTCATCGCCTTCTCGCTGAACACCAAGTTGTCGAACACCGATCGCCCCTTGTGCGGGCCGTCGACGACGACGTAGCGCACGTTCCAGAGTTCGTCGCCGTGTTGCGTGAACGACTCCTTGATCGAGTCGACGCGGCAGAAATACCGCCCCTTCGGGAGCGGCGTGTAGTCGCCCGCGTCGTCGATGCCTGCGAAGTTGATCTTGGGCATGGCTCATGACTCCTTCTGGGTTGGAATGGACTTGGCGTCGCGGGCCGCCCGGAGCTTTGCGAGGATTTCCGACGCGGCGTCGGTCGACAAAGCCTCGATCCGATCTGCGCCGAATGCCGCTAGCCGTTGCCTCACCAATGCGTCCCTGAGGCCGAGCGTGATGACCAACGCGCGCACCTCGCGCACCTGCTCCTCGCTGGCCGGCACGATCGGCTTCGCCTCGCGGGCAAAGGTCTCGGCCCCGAAGACCCTCTCGAAGAGTGCGTACGAGTGCTCGAACGGCTCCGTCGGCAACCTGCCGGACCGATCCTTGATGACGTCGGCGAGGTAGCAGCCTTTCGGGTCGCGCGTGAGCCGGAGCACCACGTCGAAGGCGTACGCGAGCCCCTTCTCCGCCTCGAACGTGTGGCCGGCCGGCGTCATGAAGCCCGAGTCGGAGTAGAGAACCTTCTCCCTCGCCGTCACGACCACGGTCGCGTCGAGCGCGATCAGTTGGCGCAGCAGTTCCTTCCACTCCGCCTTGATGGTCATCCAGTCGCGGGGCTGAAAGTCGAAGTACTCGAACTTGAAGCCCTTCGACGACTTGTTCCGCTTCAGAAAGATGTCGCTCCACTTCCTCTGGAGCGCGTCCCACAGGATCGTGATCGGGTCGACGATGACCGTGCGATACGGATGCGCGTGCTCCCGCAGCCAGCGGATCGCGTTCAGCGCCTCGTCGAACGAGACGGTCCGCAAGACGTCGAACCGGAACTTGCCCCCGTAGAGGTCGCCCCCGCTCTCCAGGTCGAACAGGACCGGACGCGGGAAGCTCAACCCGAGTGTCGTCTTGCCGGTCCCGCTGTCCCCGTAGACCAGCAACTTCAGCCGCTTCAGCCTCGACGTCGCCTCGACAAACGGCGACTCCGACGTAGCGTGGGATGAGACCTGTTCGTTCATGGTGTTTCCTCCGTGTCATGGGTGGATGTGCCCGCCAGGGGTCGCGCGGGGGGCCGACGGCCGTGCAGCCGACCGACCCGGCGACCGCGCGCCAGGCGAGGGGTAATAGACGTAGCCGGGCGTGATGTGGGACGCGGCTCGGGATGGTTAGTCAGGTGGGTCTGGTGAGTCACTTTCACCCCTAGGGAGAAATGGGGGGTCATTTCTCCCTTAAGGAGAAACAGACTCACCAGACCCACCTGACTCACCACTTGGCCCAAGGAGAAACAGACTCACCAGACTCACCAGGCCGACGTAACTCACCACTGGGCCACGCGCCAGCGGGTCGCGCCTCCATGCCCCTTGCCGTCGGACTCGAGCGCGAGACCGCCCGCGATCCGCCCGCGCCATCTCCGGAGGCGGTCGCCGATCGTGCGGGGGTTGACTGCCCGACCGTCGCTGCGCGGGTCGACCGCAACGAGGGCTTCGCGGAGCGTGGGGGTGCCCGTCCCGGAGAACGCCTTGTCGATCGCGCGCGCCACGGTGACGGACTCCTCCCCGAAGGTCTCGGCCCATGCCACGAGGAGCGTCCGCAGCGTGTCGAGGTCGACGTCCCCCTCAGCGCGGAGTCGGTCCCGCCCGGCGCAGGGATCTTCGAGCCCAACCCAGATGACGGCGGCGCGAATGAGTCGGTCCCAGGCTTCGAAGGAACCGAAGAGCGGCCGGCTGTCTCGCGGCCGCCCGGCAAGACAGAAGGCGCGGAGAATGGTCAGTGCCGCGACGACCAGGCGGGGTCGCTCGGCCCGGACGTAGCCGAGAAGGTCCTCGATCTGGAACCTCCGGTCTTCGGGATGCTCGGTTCTCGCATCGAGGTCGATCGGAATCACGCGGCGCCCGAGGTCGCCACGGAAGGCGAGCCCGTTGCCCGTCGCGAACCACGTGGCTCGCATCGGAACGGTCGCCAGGCGGTTGGATCCGAGAAGCCGGTCGGTCAGCTCGCGCGCCGTCAGGGCGGCCGCAAGGCTGGGCGAGCCGAGGGTGCCCTCCACGTTGTCGAGTAGGATCGCCGGAGCCCCTGTCAGGCCGATCGTCAGCAACCGCTTCCGCGTCTCATCGTCGTCGTGCGTCACGGAGAAGAGGGTCGGCTCGCGACCCGAACCGATGAGACAGACCACGATCACGAGGAGCCCCTTCCCGGTCCCAGGAGCGGTCGCCCGCACGACAATGAGCGGGATGCAGCCGTCGATCGCGGCACGGCCTACGAGAGTGAGGATCGCGGCTAGGACGGCGCTCCGATCGCTCTCCGCGATGAAGGGGAACTCGGCGAATGGGGCGAGGACCTCGTGGGCAGCCGCCTGCGCCTCCGCCTGGTTGGGGGTGGCTGGGACGGGCGGAAACATTGCGCTCGGCTCGAACAGGATGGCGGTCTGAGCGTCGTACCCGGGCTCGTCCAGTACGGTCCCGTCCGGGCGGAGGATCGGCTGCTCGACGACGCCCTCGAGGAGCGGGAAGGGCCACGCCCCCCGGGCCAGAAGGGTCTCCGGAACCCACTCTGGGACCAGCACCGGCACGAGGGCCACGCTCCCCCGCCCGTCGCCGACCTTTCTCAGCCACCTTGCGGCACGGTCAAGGAGCTCCCGCAGGTGGGCGACCGAGATCGACTCGATGACGGGCACCCCCAGCGGCCGTATCAGTCCTGGGATCTTGCGCACGTCGTCCCGGAGCACGCGGACGAGCATCCGTGCGCGCTGGTGGACACCCCCACCCCCGAACGAGAGCAGAGCGGCCTGCGCCTCGTCGGTGACGGCCGCGATCTCTTTCCGAACAACGATCGTGGGTCTCGCTCCAGCCCGGCGACTGTCGCGCCTCTCGCGTTCTGACCCAGGCTCCGGCTTCCATTCCGGGGTCTCGGCCACGAGGCGCTCCAGGCCCTCGCGCGTGCCGCCGGCGTTCAGCCAGTCGGTCACGTCACCCTTGGGGGGAGGGTTGGGAAGTTCAACGAGCTGCACGCTCGCGGCAACGCCCTGAAGCGATCGCGCGACCTTGAGCGCGTGCTCTCGTCCCGGCTCGTCGTTGTCCGGGATGATCACGACGCGGCGCCCCGTGAGGGCCTGGTTGAACTCGCGGCGCCACTTGCCGGCACCCCCAGGGTTCGTCGTCGCGGTGAGTCCAAGGCCCGCGAGGTTGAGCGCATCCTTCTCTCCCTCGACGACGTAGACAGGTTGGGCGGGATCAGCTGCGAGGAGTTCAGGCACGTGGAAGAGGACGCGGCGCGTCTTGTGGCCGGTGTCGTTGTCATCGAGGTTCCAGATCCAGCCGCCGTTGCTGTCCGGCCTACGCTGGCGAAAGCCCTTCGGCTCGTACCGCAGGGCCTGAAAGAGGAGGGCGCCGCTCTCGTTCGTGTAGTCGTACGTCGCGATGATTCGCCTGCCCGACGACTCGCGCCGTGGATAGAGGTCCGCCATCGTAAGCCCGAGCGCGGCGACGACCTCCTCGGGGGCGCAGCCAGCGTGACAATAGAGGAGGGCACGGCTGTCATCGCCCTCGCTGATCGATAAGCTCGCGCGGCGATCGTCGTGAGCCGGGCACGTCGCCCGCCACTTGCCGCTGGGTTCCGAGTGGACCTTCGAGCCGCGTTCGCGCAGACCGCCAAGGATCCGGACGACCGGGCCATCAGTCCCGGCCATGGCGCTCACCGAGCGCTCCGGTGCCTGCAGACGGGCGGCTTGATCCGGTCCTGACCTTGGAAGCGAATCATGCGGGACGATCCCTCCCCTTCGAGTCCTGGCGCCAGCGTCCCGGGTGGGGCGGTGGCCTCTATAGGGGAGTGGCTAGATTCGGTCTAGCAATGCTAGGAGCGGCCTAGCAAACGAAGGAGGTCGGCTCAGAAGCTCCAGGGGGTAGGCTTTTCGGGCTCGTACCGGCAAAGCAATCCGGTTCGGATCGACTGGCGGAGGTGTCGTCCGAGGGGAGAGTGGGCACGCTCGATCGCGTTGATAACCCTCTTGATACAGTCCGTGACGGACTTCCTGGCTTTATCTGCTCGATGGGAGGTGGTTCCGCCGCTCCTTTTGAACCCGACCAAGTGCGCCAGCTCCTCGGCCATGGCGGCTTTCTGCTCGTTCAGTTCGGACACGCGATCGTCGGCGTTAGCATCCCTAGCGAGCTCGATTCTTTCAGCGATTTCCTCGATCTGCCTCTTGAGCCTCGCCACTGCATCGCGCTCGAGAGGGTCCCGGATGGAGCCGCGTCCGCCCTGGTCAAGCCCCTCCTCGACGAGTTGCTCTGCGGGCAGATCATCGAGCACTCTCGCGGCCTCAGACCGCGAAGAGGTCGTGAAGATCGACTCCAGTTCGATCGAGGGAGTGTCCTTCCCCGGATGCCGCAGAAGTTCCTGGATGAAGCGCAACCCCTTCGAGTCACGAAGTCTGGTTTCGCTTTGCTCGAAGCGAAGGAACCACATTCCGCCAGGCTCCCGGTTGAACACATTCCCAGCAATCTCTCCAGGATCAGGGGAGGCCGAAGGTTCACGGGCCGTCTCCGTCCCAGGTGCCCTCTCGAGCGGCACCAGCATGAATGGGCCGTAAGCGCCCGGTGCCCTTGGCAGGCAGATCTCGTTGATCCGAGCGGTAAGATCGGTGCCGAAGCGCAGGCTCTCGTCATAGCCAGTGAGGTATCTGCCGACCGCCCTGTCTATCGCCTCCTGAGCGGGCGTGCCGACAGTGGAAAAGTAGGACTGGACCGAAGTGCGGGGAACGCCCTCCGGGTCTTTCGCGATCAGTCCGGCCTGCTCTAAGATCTCGCGGGTCTCCTGAGTGAGGGGGTTGCTTCGCGCCCAGTCGTAAAGACCGACAATCGTGAGCGTCTCGGAGATTCCGCCCGGAGCGATTGCAGGGGCTTCGTCAACCTCCTCGACCGTCATGGCAGAGAAACGGTGGTCGATCTCGAAGAGAAACAGGAAGTCGTCTTCAAGGAGGCGTTGTTCTGGCGCGACGTTCTCGCCGCGGGCGATGCTCTTGCACTTCTCCCAGAGTGCCGCTTGGTTGAGGCTGACCGCTCCAGCGACCAACTCAGCAAGCCCCAGCTTGAGGAGGAGCGCCTTCCGACGGAGCTTCACCAGACGTGCCGCCTCCTCGGGCAACAGCCGATTGATGACGGCGGCTGCTCCAAAGCCCTGGGCCGCTGCTTTCGCCCCCCAGGCGTACTGGTAGTGGGTGGCCCCCAAGGAATCGACGGTTATCGACCTCTCTCGGGGAACCTGTACCGGATAGAGATTCATGAGGTAGCGCCACACGGGGCTCGCCGTGAGGAGCTCTTCGCTCGCCAGAACGACCGCGGGATATCCCGTCACCAAGAGATGCTGCTCGTTCAGAGCAAGAACCCGATGGAGCATCGCGGCGCGAACAGCGATCTCAGGCGCTGTGTAGAGAAGGGGGTCGGGCCTTGACCACTGCCAGGTGCAAACGAGCTTTCGGATGAGAAGGTCAAGGTCAGCCTGCTCGAGAAACTGCAGGGTTCCTTCGACTCCCAGGCGCTTGATCGCCTCCGGCAACTCGAGGAAGAGGATCGGCCGAGGCGCCGCCGGACCGACAGCTACCGTCTCTTCAGAGATCGCCCGACCGAACCCGTCGCGGAGGCAGCGCAGGAGAACGTCGTAGATCCACTCCGGATCGCGCCCGGATTTCTCGGCGAGCCTGTGGGTCCAGATGCCGACCATGTCGCCGCAGTTCATGAGTCGAGTCTCGCCCATGGGCGGGGACAATTCTATCCGATGTAAGCCTATTCCGTCTTTCGGTTTACCGGGCGGGACCCTGCCGTCCCGCTGTGGCGGCCGCGACGAACGATAGATCGATTGGCGGCACAGGCCGAGATGACGTAGACTCCAGCGCGGGAGAGAGATTCCTCCTGCGAGACGGGGGTGTTCGCAATGGTTGAGTCCAGGAAAAACGAGGATGCTCGCTTCCTTGCCGCGTACACCTTGAGAGAGGCCGCTCACTATCTGAGGCTTCCCAGGACTACTCTCCGTTTCTGGGCCGTTGGGTGGACCTATCCGACTCTTCGAGGCACGAAGACGGCCCACCCCATAATCGAACTTCCCGAGCTGCACCCTCCCACGCTCTCGTTCATCAACCTGGTTGAGGCACACGTACTCGCGGCGATCACACGCAAGTACGACATCCCGCTCCAGAAAGTAAGGGCGGCAGTGAGGTTCTTGAAGAAGGAGACAGGCAGCCGGTACCCTCTGGCGACCGAGGTCATGGAGACCGACGCCAAGGACCTGTTCATCAGGAAGTCGGGGCTTCTTATCAACGTCACTCAGGAGGGACAGACAGCAATCCGACAGGTCCTAGAGGTCTACCTGAGCCGGATCGAGCATGCCGATGATGGGTTCGCAACGCGCCTGTACCCCTTCACGCACGCCTCTGATCTCGAAGGACCTTTGGCGGTCATGATCGACCCGCGGTTCTCGTTCGGTAGGCCGGTGCTCGCCGGAACGAACATTCCGACGGCGATCATTGCTGAGAGGTACAAGGCGGGCGACTCGATTCAGGGTCTCGCCGGCGACTATCGCAGAGAGGCCGAGGAGATCGAAGAGGCCATCCGCTGCGAGCTTGAGCTCCCCGCGGCCTGAGCACCCCGTTCTGTTCTTGGACGCCTGTCTCGGCGGCGGCGTGCTGGCTAGCGCGCTCCGCGAGGCAGGAGCCACGGTAATCTCCCACGACGATGTCTTCCCCCAGGGCACCCCAGATGAAGTTTGGCTGCGAGAGGCCGGAATCAGAGGTTGGCTCGTCCTGACGAAGGACGACAAGATCAGGTACAGGGCCATCACGATCGAAGCGATGCGTCGATTCTCCGTCAGGGCGTTCGTACTCACCGGCAAGACCCTGACGGGATCGCAGATGGCCGAGGCATTCGTGAAGGCGCTGCCAGATATCTGGCGGCTGGCGCGGAGCCCGGCCCTGCCAGTAATCGCAAGGGTCACGGCCTCGGGGAGTGTTCGCCGGCTCAGGTGAAGCAACAGGCAGGGGGGCGGCCCGCATTACCGGCAGAACACCCTTGTCAAGTCGACGACCCGGGAAGTAAGATCCTCCTGTAGGAACTGAAGGAGGGGCTGCTGGCGTTGCTCGCGCGCCCCTCAACGACTAGCCTTCCAGGCGATCCCGTAGCCGGGGTCTCCACGCATGACACGACGCGCGTGGTGGCCCCGGCTTCTTCATTTCGGGGCGGGCGTCAAGACGGAGGAGGGCGCACAGATGATCTGGCCACTGTGGAGGAGTCGACGCCGATGCAGCACTCACGTGGCGCTCCTCGGTATGCTCCGCGGCTTGCTCGTAGCCGTGCTGCGTGCCTGGTCGTGCGTGCGCTGCGTGCTCGTGAAGCTGGGCGACGCGTGGGAGAGGGCGCTGTGATCGGGCGGCGTGGAACGGGTGGGCGTGCCAGTGCGATACGCCAATTGGTAGCACTATGGGTGATTAGTGAGACGTTGGTTATACCAACGATCAGCCCCGTAACGAAGGTACTTCCAGGGACTTTCGCGATCGGGTGACGGCGACCCCGGGTCTCGTCTCGTGGGAGGGTTTTCCACCAAGGTCCCAGGGCGTTTCACGCGGGCGTTCCACGGGGTTCCAGCCGTTCCAGCGGGCGGGCGGGACCGCCGTAACGGTCGACACGATAGGGGGATGGGGTGACGGGCCGTAGCGAGATCGTGATGCCGAGGGAGGTCGTCCACTGGGACGTGGCACGCCTGCGGCCCTACGAGCGGAACCCGCGGACCCATTCGGAGGAGCAGGTGGCGAAGATCGCGGCGAGCATCCTGGAGTTCGGGTTCACGAACCCGATTCTGGTGGATGGGAGGGCAGGGATCATCGCGGGGCATGGGAGGCTGCTCGCCGCAAGGAAGTTGGGGATGACGACGGTGCCGGTGATCGAGCTGACGCATCTCTCGGAAGCCCAGCGCCGCGCGCTCGTGATCGCCGACAACCGGCTGGCCCTCGATGCGGGCTGGGACGAAGAGCTGCTCGCCGAGGAGTTGCGGGCCCTGGATGGCGAGGACTTCGACCTGGCGGTGACGGGGTTCGACGATGACGAACTGCGCGACCTCCTCGAGGTCGAGGATGAGGTGGTCGAGTTCGCCACGCCCGATCCCCCGGCCGAGCCGGTCAGTCGGGCGGGCGATCTATGGCGGTTGGGCGAGCACGTCGTGCTTTGCGGGGATGCGACGGACCCGGATGCCGTGCGGCGCGTCGCCCCCACCCCGGCGGCCATGGCGTTCGTCGATCCGCCGTACGACATCGGGTATCGGGGTTCCGCGCGGCAGGTCATGGAGGGGAACGCGCGACGGCCCATCGCGAATGATGATCTCGGCGCGGAGTGGGAGCCGTTCATCGAGAAGATCGTGGGGAACATCCTCTCCGTCACGAAGGGTGCCGTTTACGTCTGCATCAACCAGCATCGTGCCCACACTCTCCGCGAGGTGTGGCTCGGGGCTGGGGGGCACTTGTCGACGTTCCTGATTTGGAGCAAGAGCCATTTTGTGATGGGAGGCGGCCACTACCACTCGCGCTACGAGATGATGCTCTACGGCTGGCGGGAGGGCGGCCCCCACGCGTGGTATGGACCGGACGGTGAGTCAAACGTGTGGGAGATCGACAAGCCGGCGGCGAACCCCCTGCATCCCACGCAGAAACCCGTGGCGCTGGTCGCTCGTGCGATCCGCAACTCCTCGAGGAAGAGGGAGGTGGTGCTGGACACCTGCGCGGGGTCGGGGACCACTCTGATCGCCGCGGAGCAGCTTGGACGTCGCGCTGCGTGCGTGGAGCTCGACCCGGCGTACTGCGACGTGGTCCTCGAGCGCTGGGCGACGGCCACGGGGAAGCGCGCTGTGCTGGACGGGACCGGGCAGGCGTTCGACGAGGTGCGCGCCTCCCGGAAGGGGGCGTGATCCATGGCGGGCGAACTCGTCTCGCTCCGTGAGTACGCGCGCCGGCGAGGGATCTCGCACTCGTCGGTCCGTCGGGCCGTGCGGTCGGGGCGGATCACGACCGAGGCCGGGAAGATCGATCCTGCCCGCGCGGACATCGAGTGGGCGGAGAACACCGACCTGACCAAGCCGAGGAACAGCGTCACGGGCGATCCAAAGCTGGTCCGTGATCCGGTGGGCCCGGCGGAACCGATGGATCTCGAAGGCCACGCGGAGATCGATCCGTCGCCCGTGCCGAGCGGTCCGGGGTCGGCGCGCACGTTCGCCAAGGCACGCACCGCGCGGGAGGGGTACGAAGCGCGTATCGCGAAGGTGAAGTACGAGCGACTCACCGGGCAGCTGATCAGCGCGGACGAGGTGCGGGTGGCGGCGTTCAACCGAGCGCGGAGGACACGGGACCTCCTCCTCGCGCTTCCGGATCGTCTCGCGCCCGTCCTCTCCGCGACGAAGAACTCCGAGGAGTGCCACAGGATCCTCACCGAGGAGCTCACCCGGATCTGCGAGGAGTTGACCCGTGTCACGAGCTAG